TTGCTAACTCTGCTCGTTTAGTAAGAGATGCTAATATTGCGTTGTTAAGATTACCATCTTCTCAACATGGTTTAACTACTCATGGATATGGAGAAAATGATGTTGAAAGAGAAAGTGTTAGTGAACTACTTTCTGCTCGTGGTAAAAAAACAGTTCCACATCATACTTTGGCTCAAACATTAGCAGTAGGTGGAAAAGAAATACGCCCTGATATGTCTGATGCTAAAATATTACAAGAACTTGGACTACCAAATGATAATACTCATTTAGATTTAGTAAATAGATTACGAGAAGACTTAGACGGGCCGATTAAAGCGCTTACTCATGGTTCTTTATTAGCATCAGGTGTTCAGTTTCATCCAAAAATAGATTTATCAAGATTTAGTGGTATTGAAGACCATCATAGTGCTTTAGAGCAATTTCAATTAAATCATGGATATAGTGATGTTCATCATTCAGATGCTACTGCAAGAAAAATAGCAGAAAGAGGTTTTAGTAATGATATTAATAGAGAATGGCTTGGTAAACTTTCTTTCTTAGAAGGTCTTATGCGTGGGCCTTATCAAGAAGAAGGTAAAAGATATGGTTTATCTCATATCCCTACTACAAACCCAACAAAGGATTATGGAAAAAAGGCTAATGCTTTTGGTAAATTAACTGGTAATGTGAGAGGGCCAGTAAATGAGGCCAAATCTAAATTACATGATATTTTCTTATTTGACCCGACTAAAGCAGAAAGTATGGAAGCAACTATTGCTCCATCTCAAACTGTTACAGAGGCTGATTTTAATGGTAGTAGAGAAATTACACCTGCTGGGACTACTGGAACAAGTGTTCAAGATATGTATATTTCAGGAACTATGGATGGAGGATATGAAATGACTCCAACTGTAGGATTTGAGTTTACAGGAGTAAAGCATCCTGATACTAATATTAATGCTATGGTGGGAACTAAAATGGATTCTCAAATGTTGCATTCTGTTCAGCAACCTGTGTTAGAAGCACTACATGGTAACGAAACAGTAGAACAAGTTTTATCTTCGGGCTATCAAGTTCAAAACCCAACTCCTAATATTTTGAGACCTGATATTACTGGTTTACCTCCTAATACAGACCCAATGAATATAGGTAAAAGTGCTGATGAAGTATTAATTGCACTAATGAATCCCGATGTTTTATTGAAAAAGAATGACGCAAAGCCTCCTCCAATTCTACCAATGCATCGTATTTTCTCTTTGAAAGATTTTGAATCATTAAGAGGATTCAGTGGAGACTGGGTTGTATCTGCATTTTATGAAGGAGAAAGAATGTTCATTAAAAGAAAAAGGCATAATTTTTCAGCATATAATAGAGAAGGAGAAGTGGTTCCTTTACAAGATAAAGATAAAAAACAATTAAAGGCCATGACCAAAAGAAATTACATTATAGATGTTGTAAAAACAAAAAATGAAATCCATGTTATAGACATTATAGATTATGATAATACAAATATAGCAGATTTAACTATTAGAGAAAGATTGAAAGTTTTACGTGGTCAATTCGATAGTCATGAACATGTTTTAGTTCCCGGCCCTCATAATACAAGGGTTACAGAAGAAGGAGGTTTAGAAGATACTGTCTCTAGTCTTCAAGAAGAACATAATCAATTATTGTTAAGAGATGCTAAATCTACATACATGCTTGGTGAAACAAGACATCCTAAGTGGTTCTTACTCAGAGGTAACAAAGAAATTAGTTTGATAATTTTAGATGTAAGAGGTAAAGGACCATACACATATCGCTTAGGAGCAGGGCCGTTAGATGCAGAAGGATTAGGAAATCGTGGTGTATCTTATGATGGAAAAGAATATCTTGATGTCGGGACAATAAAAAGTCCTAAACCTTTCAATGAAGGTGATGTTGTGAAAGTTTCAGTATCAGGAGTAAAGAGTAGAAAAAGAAATGATAAGACAATTTACGATGTTACTCCTGTAAAAATCAAAGGAGAAGGTGATTCTGAGGGTGCAGTATCACTTGAAACTCTATCACTTTTGGCTAAATCTCACCCTCTAATTGCAGTCTCATTTGATTTAGAGTTGCAAAATGACCGCTTTAGGGTGGGTTTTGAGGGCATAGATGATGTAATTTACAAGTTAGATTCAGGTAATTCAGGTAGTTGGGCACATTCTCCTATATCTGTAATGGGTGAATTAAGTCAATCTGATTATCCTGTTATTCTTGCTGAAAGTGTTAGACCTCTATGGAGTCAAGCAATTTCTTTAATGCATAAAGGGGTCTATATGGAAAGTAAAGATTCAGGTGATGTAGAAACAGAGCATTCAATGAACGACCCTAAAGATAGAAAAAGAACAGAAGAATATTCTGCTGGTATTATAGAGGCAGATGATGAAAATAATATTCTCAAACCAAGTATGGTGAAAATGATGTCTCGTATTGCTAATTTAGTAGAAAGAGTAGATACTTTACAAAAAGAAGGTGGATGGCCGGGTGCTCGTGGAATGGGTATAGATGTAGGAGGTCAGATAGAATCTCCTAGAGGTCCAACCCGTCTTACAAGTGAAGAAAGCCTCCCTGATTGGGATATGATTGACCGTCCAACAGAAGATTCCGAGGAAGAATATGCACATGTCCGAAATAGAAGATTAAAACAAAAAAATGCAGAGCAGTCTAGCGATTATCGTGATTTTGATTATGAGGAATGATGGCGCTTTATTAATATAGGTAAACATAGGGTAAGGTGATTGTGTGTTACGGCTACAGGACCGCAGTAGTGGGATTGAACTCCTCAAAGGGAGCAACGACCTCATTGTCGCAGGATATGCAAGTGTGGAACTCGTAGATAAACAGGGGGATTTGATAACAAGGTCGGCTTTGAAAGATGCTTTCAAAAAGTTCATGGCAGACCCGAAATATAGAAACGTGCAATTAGCGCATTCAAATATTCAAGTTGGAGAAGTAATACAAAATTACACAGATAATGAAGGGAGGTTATGGAAAAGCGAAGTTGACGATGCTGGAATGTTCGTAGTAGTAAAACTAAGAAACGACATTGAAAAAGCACGAGAAGTAGCAAGCGAAATACGGAAAGGTAATTTAGCAGGCTTTAGTATCGGTGGACAGGCATTCAAAAGAGTAAACAAAAGTGACGGAAATCACGGCTCTTATCAAGAAATCAGCAAACTAGAACTTCACGAAATCACTATCTGTGAGAAAGGAATAAACCCCGAAGCAACATTCAATATTTTGAAAGAAGATAAAACTAACCAAAAGGAGATGAAAAAAATGACTGACGATGTTATGGAACAAATGAGCGATGTATTGGCCCGATTAGAGGGACGATTGGATTCTATGGAAAAAGGTGAATTACCACCTGCTCTCAAGGAATCTATGAATGAGAAGAAAGATAACTCAGGAGATGAGAAAGAAATGAAGGACGAAAAGAAAGATGATAAGGATAAGGATGATAAAGAAAAGTCAGAATACTCTGATGTTATCACCGCAGAATATCTTGATTGGATGGAGAACACTCTAAAGTCTGCTGGTGTAGACACAGGTGCGGCTCGTGCTCATTTTGATGATGTAAGTAAGGCTAATCTTGGTTCTACTCCTGAAGCAATTGGAGATGGTGCAGATTACTTTGCAGGACAAGTAAAAGGTCGTGCTCAAGAAGGAGGCAACCCATCAACTAATGCTCTATCCCGTGCTGGTCTAAGCCGAGGCGGTAAAGTAGAGAAGTCTAACTTCATTACAAGTGCAAGTGTAGACCAATCACAAGTTGAAGCGGCTTATGAAGTATTCAAGGCGGCTAAGGAAGAAGAACTATTCAAAGCAGGATTGGAAGACAATTTTGAATCACGATTTGCAAATGAGAGGCAAGCAGAAATCACAAAGGCTCAGGCTGATGCTTTTGATGCTCGTGGCCCTCTCGCAGACATTCAGAAATCAATTGCCGCTCTATCAGAGCGAATTGATAACATTGGAACAACATCAGGCGAACTAATTGCAAAGTCTGCTACACCCGCTGTAGAAATACCAAGCACTCAGGATTTGGCTAACATGTCTTGGGAAGAAGTTCACCAACTGGCTGGAGGATTGTTTCACGGAGAATAATACTCTAAGAAATTAAAATAAAGGAGATGAAGAAATATGGCAAGAAATTATGTAAGAACAGTAACAGATATGGAGCGCTACTACTATGGCGCTGGAAACTCAATGGGCTACACCTACACAGGTAGTGAATTACTTAAGAGCGATTCACCAATGCTCAGCACAACAGCAGGAACATACCAAGCAATCTACGGACGCAAAGTATGGTCACAATTGAACCAAGAGTTCAATGCATTCTCAATTCTACCTAAGAAACCTTGGGAACGCAGTGGATGGAGAGTTATCACAGACAAGCCTAATGCAGGTGTTGTTCATGGTGGTATTGCAGAGAACGGAACACTTCCTGAAACTGTAAAGCCAACTTTCCAACATGTAGCCGCAAAGCCAAAGACAATTGCACACTCATTCGATGTGAGC